AAAAGAAATATGAATAAACCTGATTTAATCGAAAAACAGAACCGCTTGGCAGAACTTAAAGAAAATAATGTATCTTTAAAATCTCAAATTAGTGGTTTTGAAGTAAAAAATGCAATTGAAGACTTGCCTAAAGTACAAGAATTGGAAAAAACACTTTCAGAAAATTCAATTGAAATTATCAAAATTGAGAACGAACTTAACGCACAGGAAGAAAAACCAAAAGGAAAAGCTAAAATGACAAACTTTATTGAATCACAAAACGCTGTAACAGAATTTTTTGATGTATTGAAAAAGAACTCTGGAAAATCAGAAATTAAAAACGCTTGGAACGCAAAACTTGAAGAAAATGGCGTAACTATCACAGATACAACTTTCCAACTTCCACGCAAATTGGTTGAGTCAATCAACACAGCTTTGTTAAACACTAACCCAGTATTCAAAGTTTTCCACGTTACAAATGTTGGTGCTTTGCTCGTATCACGCTCTTTTGATTCATCAAATGAAGCACAAGTCCACAAAGACGGACAAACAAAAACAGAGCAGGCAGCCACACTCACTATTGATACTCTTGAGCCTGTAATGGTTTATAAATTGCAATCACTTGCTGAACGTGTTAAACGACTTCAAATGTCTTATCCAGAACTTTACGAATTGATTGTAGCAGAACTTACACAAGCTATCGTAAACAAAATTGTTGACCTTGCTCTTGTTGAGGGAGACGGAACAAACGGCTTTAAATCAATCGAAAAAGAAGCAGACGCTAAAAAAATCAAAAAAATTACTACAAAGGCCAAATCAGCTGGAAAAACTCCATTTGCTGACGCTATTGAAGAAGCGGTTGACTTTGTTCGCCCTACTGCTGGACGTCGTTATTTGATTGTTAAAACAGAAGACCGTAAAGCCTTGTTAGATGAGTTACGTCAAGCAACTGCAAATGCGAACGTTCGCATTAAAAATGATGATACTGAAATTGCTTCTGAAGTTGGAGTAGATGAAATTATTGTCTATACAGGTTCAAAAGCACTCAAACCTACTGTATTGGTAGACCAAAAATATCACATTGATATGCAAGACCTTACAAAAGTTGATGCCTTTGAATGGAAAACTAACAGCAACATGATTTTGGTAGAAACACTAACAAGCGGTCATGTTGAAACTTATAACGCTGGTGCAGTAATTACAGTTTCATAAGAATAAAATGGAGGAAGTAAATGATAGATTATATTAAGGTCTATTGTGGTATTCCGATTTTAGTAACAGCTTATGATAGTAAACTCATCTTATTCCGTTCAATAGCTATTAAATTGCTAGAAAAAAATGGTATTAAAGCTGACGAAACAAGTGTATTAGTGAAAGAATTTATCTCTTGTTATTGTCGGCTTAATATTGTTGATGAACCAGCAGAACAATGGCGAAATGCTGAAATGAAACGTTTGGCTTCTTTACAAGAGTTAATGTATTATGGAGGTATTTAATGATATTTTCACAAGTTACATTGCAAGTTGAAACGACTGTTAAGAAGAAGAACGGTGCAGAAGCTAATGTTATAAAACCTATCGTTTTGCCAGCAGTTAAACAGAGAATTAATCAGTCAAGACTTGATGAGTTTTCTATGATTGGGCTAGGTAAAAATGTAAGATACGAGCTTAACGGAATCGGAGAAATGGAAGACTTGATTTTCAACTATTTCTTAGACGAAAAAGGCGAAACTTTCAAGCGGACAACATGGGAAAGAAACCCTAAGAATAACAAGATGATTTTAGAAGGAGTCGTGAGTAACGGGATATGAATGAATTCGATTCTTATATAGATTGGTACAACAATTTACTTACAATGCCTCTAAATGACGTTATTTTAGGCGTTAAGGACACGATAGAAGACAAGACGGTATATTTATCACTTAGTGACTCAAAGGTGCTTAAAATGGATAATACGAGCTTTGTCATGGGTTACTATTATCAAGTTGTTTTATCTGTTAAAGATGTTGACGATGAACTTGTCGGACTGGTCGGAGATGTTCTGCAAAACGGTTGGAATATGACAAACTGGTCGGAAAATAGCCATTTGTACAATTATACTGGAACTGTTTATTTACCTTGTGGTGCAGGTGGTCAAGCATGGCAATGAATTTACTTAATACATCAAGCATAGCTAAAGAAATGCAAACTAAAGTAACAGAACGCATGGGCGATTGGTTTGAAGCAGAGTTTAAGGCTAAGGCAAATGCTGCAAGCCGAAGAACTAGATTAATCAGAAGCCACGGTCATACCTATACTTATGCCAGATATCAAAATACTGGGCAATTGTCAAGTAACTTAAAGCAAGTTAAAAAAGGCGATAAAATAGTAGTTAATGCAGGGACTAGAGCTAATTATACTAGTGGCTATCATGGCATGTACTTCTTAGTTGAAAAAAAGGGTATGCAAGACGTTAAAACAACATTGAAAAAAGGTGCTAATTATGCTAATTCAATGAAATTATAGAAAAGAGAAAAAATGAAATTAGATTATAATTCACGTGAGATTTTCTTTGGTAATGAAGCTCTAATCGTAGCTGATATGGCCAAGGGAAGTAACGGAAAACCAGAGTTCACTAACCATAAAATTGTAACTGGTTTAGTATCAGTTGGCGAAATGGAAGACCAAGCGGAAACTAATAGCTATCCAGCTGATGACGTACCAGACCATGGAGTTAAAAAAGGCGCTACCTTACTTCAAGGCGAAATGGTATTCATTCAAACAGATCAAGCGCTTAAAGAAGACATTTTAGGTCAACAAAGAACAGCGAATGGTTTGGGTTGGTCTCCTACTGGTGATTGGAAAACAAAATGTGTTCAGTACCTAATTAAAGGGCGCAAACGTGATAAAGTTACAGGAGAGTTTATTGACGGTTATCGTGTAGTCGTTTATCCTAAATTGAAACCTACAGCAGAACCAACGAAAGAATCAGAAACAGATTCAGTAGACGGTGTCGACCCTATCCAATGGACGTTGGCAGTACAAGCTACTGAATCAGACATTTATTTGAATAATGGTAAAAATGTAGCTGCTATTGAATATGAAATTTGGGGAGACCAAGCAAAAGACTTCGCTAAGAAAATGGAAAGCGGACTGTTCATTATGCAACCTGACACGGAATTGGCTGGTGCTGTTACATTAGTTGCTCCAGTTATTCCGAATGTAACTACTGCTACAAAAGGACGCAATGACGGAACGATAGTAGTACCAGCTACTTTGAAAGATTCTAAAGGTGGAACTGTAAAAGTAACATCAGTAATTAGAGATGACCACGGAAAAGTCGCAACAAACGGACAACTTGCTCCTGGAGTTTATATCGTAACATCCTCTGCTGACGGTTATGAAGATGTTACCGCAGGTGTTTCAGTAACTGATCATTCATAAGGCTACAAACGCAATAACCTGAAAAACCAATTAAGTAAAGGAATATAAAATAAAATGGCAAAACAATTGAGCACAGCACGTAAGTTTAAAATGATTACAGGTAAAGACCTTTTCCAGCAACAAAAGGCAATGGATACAGAGCTTAAAAAAGAAGACGGAGAAATTACTGATGTAATGGAGTTCGTTCAATATGGTCTATACTTGGCTCTTTTTCAAGATAACATTGTAAAAGCAAAAAGCGACTTTGCAGACTTTCGTTCTAGCTTTGAGTTCGATACTGACGGTAAAGGACTTAAAGAACTAGTCGAACTGTGGCAGAAAGAAATTTAATGAGCTGAAAGGACTGTAAATGATTTTGAAACATGCAATTAGATACTTAGAACTAACTGGTTCGGACTTTATTACAGATTTAAAAGACTTTGCAGACCTACAAAATTCTTTTGTCGCTGGATATATTCCTGATGACTTTACAGAACAAATGGAGAGCTTTACAGACAAGTTATTGATACTTTGGGTAGATTGTAACGGAGGACTGCAAAACGCCTTAGACGACAAAACAGAGCTTCCTACGACTAACGAGTTAATCAATATCTTCTGTAAAACTGTTTTTATTAAAGAAAAAGAGGAAACGGAAGACGAAATGGTCTTCTTTTCTTCTAGTTCATTGATTAAGAAAAAGAAAGATACTGTAAAGGAAAATAAAACTTTAGAACTTTTGACTATTTTAGGCAATAATGAAATTAATATAACGCAGTTCATGGAAATGGAACTAGAACTTGTTTATAAAATAATTGAACTTATTGCAGAGAAGAAGAAAGAGGAAAAAGAAAAAGAGAAAAGGCGTAAAAGAAAGGGTATGTAATGGCAAGTAATGCAACGTTTGAGGTCGAGATATATGGTAATACCACAAAGTTCGAGAACTCACTTAGAGGCGTTAATACCGCAATGTCAGGGCTTAGAGGAGAAGCTAAAAACTTACGTGAAGCTCTAAAACTTGACCCAACAAATACCAGCAAAATGGCACAATTGCAGAAGAATTTACAAACGCAGTTGGGCTTATCACGTGACAAAGCAACAAAATTAAAAGAAGAACTTTCTACGGTTGACAAAGGGACGTCAGCAGGTCAAAAGAAATGGCTACAACTTACTCGAGATTTAGGTACAGCAGAAACACAAGCTAACAGGCTAGAGGGCGAAATTAAGCAAGTCGAGAGCGCTATTAGTTCAGGCTCTTGGAACATTGAAGCTAAAATGGATACCAAGGGCGTTAATAGCGGAATTAATGGCATGAAGTCACGCTTTAGCGGTCTTAGAGAGATTGCTGTAGGTGTATTTAGGCAAATCGGTTCAAGTGCTGTTAGTGCTGTTGGTAATGGCTTAAAAGGTTGGATATCCGACGCAATGGATACTCAAACAGCTATGATTGCCTTGAAGAACACGATGAAGTTCAAAGGTAATGGAAAAGATTTTGACTATGTAAGCCAATCTATGCAAAAGCTCGCTAGAGACACCAACGCAAATAGTGAAGATACTTTAAAACTTTCAACAACGTTCATTGGTTTAGGAGATAGTGCTAAAACAGCAGTTGGTAAAACAGAAGCGTTAGTAAAAGCTAACCAAGCGTTTGGTGGTACTGGAGAAAATTTAAAAGGTGTCGCACAGGCTTATGGTCAGATGGCGGCTTCTGGAAAAGTTACTGCTGAAAATATCAATCAGTTAACAGACAACAACACGGCTCTTAGCGCTTCTTTAAAAGACACTGTTATGCAAATGAACCCACAATTAAAGCAGTATGGTTCATTCAATGAAGCTGTTTCAAACGGTGCTGTCTCAATGGATATGCTCGATAAGGCTATGCAAAAAGCAGCAGACGGTTCAAGCGGTGCTACAAAAACTATAAGGGACACTTGGTCTGGTTTTAATGAAGACTTATCGCAAGCTTTACTTCCTACTCTTGAGGCTTTAACGCCTGTTATCAATGCCATAATTGATAAAATGGACGATTGGGGCAAAGGTGCTGGTAAAGCTATAGATAGCATAGTCAAGTATGTCAAAGAACTATGGGAAGCGTTAGAAAAAAATGGTGCTTTAAGTTCTTTCTCTAAGATTTGGGACGGTTTAAAATCAACTTTTGGTTCAGTTCTAAGTATAATCGGACAACTAATAGAATCATTTACTGGTGTAGATTCAAAAACTGCTGAAAGTTCAGGTTCTGTTGAGAATGTAAGTAAAACTATCGCTAATTTGGCAAAATGGTTGGCTGATGTCATAAAGAAAATCGCTGATTTTGCAAAGAAATTTAGTGAGAGTAAGGGTGCAATAGATGAGATAAAAGTGGCTTTAGTTGAACTAATAGCAGGGTTTGTGGCTTTTAAAATCGGAACTGGAATAGTAACTGCTATCGGTGCTTTCCAAAAGTTACAAAAGTCAATTAAATCAGGAATGGGCATAATGAAAGCTTTCAATAAGGTTGCTGGACTTAACCCTTATGTATTAATTGCAGCTGCAATCATCGCTGTTGTTGCCGGTCTAGTTTATTTCTTCACTCAAACCAAAACAGGCAAAAAGATATGGGCTGACTTTGTAGACTTCTTGAAGAGTGCATGGGACGGAATAGTTTCATTCTTTAGCGGTATCGGTCAATGGTTCGCTGATATATGGAACGGAGCAGTTGACGGAGCAAAAGGTATTTGGCAAGGCTTAGTTGATTGGTTCAGCGGAATTGTACAAGGTATTCAAAATATCTGGAACGGAATAACAACATTCTTTAGCAATTTATGGACAACTGTTATTGGTGGCGTTCAATCTGTATGGGGCGGAGTAACTGGCTTTTTTAGTGGAATATTTAATGCTGTTAGTTCCGTAGTTTCAACCGTGTTCAGCGCTATCGGTAGCTTTGCTGGCTCAGCTTGGAATGTACTGGTTGGCGTATGGAATGCAGTATCCGGCTTCTTTGGCGGTATATTTAACGCTGTAAAAGGAGTTGTATCTAGTGCTTTTAGCGCAATCGGCAGTTTTGCTTCTAATGCTTGGGGAGTAGTTCGCTCAATATGGAGTGCAATTTCAGGCTTCTTTAGTGGCATATTCAACTCTGTTCGTAGTGTCGTTAGTGGAGTATTTAGTGCCATAGGTAACTTTGCTTCAAACGCTTGGTCAAGAATTTCAGGTGTATTTAGCGGAGTCGGTAGTTTCTTTAGCGGAGTATTCAATGGTGCTAAAAATGCAGTTAATGGAGTGTTCAGCGCTTTTGGTGGTTTCGCTTCTAATGCTTACAACGCAATAACAGGAGTATTTAATGGGCTTGGTAGTTTCTTTAGTGGACTATTTGGAGGAATCAAGCATACGATAGACAGCGTTCTAGGTGGCGTCACAGGTACGATTGAAAAAGTATCAGGATCAATTAATGGTATTGCAGGTAAACTTGGCGGAATGTTCAAAGGTTCTATGGTAGTAGGCTTAACAGATGTTAATTTATCTTCTAGCGGTTACGGTTTGAGCACGAATAGCGTATCAAGCGATAATAGAACTTATAACACATTTAACGTGCAAGGCGGTGCTGGTCAAGATGTTTCTAACTTAGCACGAGCAATCAGACGAGAATTTGACCTAGGGAGGGCTTAATGGTAAGACAGTATAAAATACATACCAACTTAGACGGAACAGACGATAAAGTTTGGGACGTAACAAATGGAAAAGTTAGATTTTACCAGCCCTCTAATTTAGGGTTACAATCAACTAATAATATCTGGCAAAGTAATGGTATTGGAGTAATGGGGACACGCTCAATTACTCAACCACAAATAGAGTTTAAATTAGAAACGTTTGGTGAAAGTTTAGAAGAAAATTATCGGTTAATGAAAGACTTTATAAACGATATTCTTAACCAAAAATTCGTTACACTTGAATATCAAACAGAGATTTTTCAGGTATATGCTGATTTAGCTTTAGCAGACATTACAAAGACAGAGGGTTATGGCAAGAACGGAACTTTCAGCGAAAAGATAACTTTTGATATAATTACAAAGTGGTACACTTACGAAAACTTAACTTTCGATATGGTTCAAAATGGTAAAGTTATTTCTGGAAAGTCTAAAATTTATGGCGGAACAGCACCAGGATACTATAAGTATGTCAAAGGAACTTCTTACACTTATTATGGAGAAACAAACATAGAGCGTTTAAGTCGTTGGGATATAAAAGACGAAATATTTAGTTTTATGGGGATATTATATCCGAAACTACCTAAAACACCTACTGGAGTTAGATTTTTAGACGATATTGGAAATGAATATACTGCAATTGTGTTTAAGACGGAACAGGTACAGAATTATATTTTAATCAATACAGATGTAAATGATGAAATTTATCAAGGCTGGAACGGAACGACTTCATTAAATTTGTTCCCTGTAATGGACTTTGAACGATACAGAACACGTATAATCGAACGCGGTCAAATGGAGTTAATCAATTTAACTAAGGCAGAGTTCAAAATCAAGAGAAAGGCGGACTTCGTTTAATGTTAGAAGCTAATGTTTATGATAACTTTAACCCTAATTATTATAATATATCTGATTTTACTCTTCCTAATGGTAAAAAAGACAAAAGAGGGCTACCAATACCAAAGGCAAGATGTCAAGTTATTAACTATGAGTTATGGGAAACAGGTTATCTTTACACTTCGTCAGCTACATTGACGGTTTCGGTAGAAGTTGGGGATATTGTTCAAATTCTTTTTCCTGAAGTTGTTCCAATCGAGGAGGCTCTAGGTCAAAAGAAAAAGCTAAACTTGGATATGGTTTATCTTGTGACAGATGTAGATGAAAGTAATAAAGCTACATTAAAGAACTATTTTTGGGCAATGATTGAAAGTCTTGATGTTCCAAATGCAATAACTAAAACGACAAATTTTGCTATCATTGATTATTTAATTGACCCTAATAAGAATAATTTAATGAGTTATGGCTACTTTTTCAATTCAACTATCTTTGAAGGAAAGGCTACAATCAACCGAAAAGCGGAAACTTCATCGGCTCATGACGTAGCTAAAAGGATATTCTCTAAGGTTCAATTTCAACCGACAACAACTATTCAACACGCTTCGTCTGAAATAGACCCTAGAAACTTATTATTCATTAACTTCGCTTCTAGGAACTGGAATAGAAATAGAATCACGACAAGGGTAGATATTAAGCAAAGCGTGACAATGGACACGGAAACAATAACAGAACGTTCGGCTTATAATTTTGCTGTTGTGTTTGTTAAAAATAAGGCAACAGACGACTATACAGACCCTCCTAAAATGTACACAGCAAAAAATAATGGAGATGTCATTGACTATAGCACTTATGGCGGAGACGGAACAGACTTGCCAGATGTAAGAACAGCTAAAACATTGTTTTATGATAGAGATGAACACGGAAACCCGCCAGATATATCTACTATTAAAGCTGAAATTTCACCCTCCACGATCGTCACAAGGTTATTCTTTAACCAAAACGAACTCTTACCTTTGTATGTTAATGACTTGGTAGATATATGGTATGACGGTAAACTGTATTCAGGATATATAGCAGATAGAGTTAAAACAGAGTTCAATGATAGACTTATTTTTGTAGAAAGTGGAGACAAGCCAAATGTTATATGAGTATGTTGCTACTTATGGCGACAAATATAGAATAGATAGCTTCACAGGGTACAGAGAGCTACGTAAAGATCACTTAGAACTTTTATCAGGTAAAGTATATTACAATAGTGAAAACTCGCTTAGAATCGAAACTACGCTCTTGTACGAGGTCGGTCAATTTGTATCAATTGGTGGTTATCCGTATGGCGGTAGAAAATTTAGATTACTAGAATTATCAATTACTGATAACCCAGTTTTAGATAAAGCAAAGATAATTTCAAGAAAGGTTAAAAATGACAATTAAAAACTTCACGTTTTTCAGTCCAAGTGGTACAGAGTTTCCAGTAGGTTCAAACAATGACGGAAAATTATACATGATGTTGACTGGAATGGACTATGGAACAATTAGACGAAAAGACTGGTCTAATCCAATAAACACAGCTCTAAACGTACAATATACTAATACTTCAATTATTGCTGGCGGAAGATATTTTGAACTATCAAACGAAACAGTAGCTTTAAAGGGGAATTCTGTCAACTATATCCATGCAAATATTGACTTAACTCAAACAGCGCACCCTGTTACTTTATCGGCTGAAACTTCAAATAATAGCAATAATGTCGATTTAAATAATAGTTCTGGAGTTCTAAAAGTTTTGATTGACATCAGGACAACTGACGGAACAGGTGTAGTTTCAAGCGAAAAACCTCGAAACGTTACGACATTAGACCAAGTTAATGCAGAAAATATCAATGTTAAATTACTTAGTGTAGATGGAGACGTTAGTGATTGGACAGCTTTGAACATGTCTAACGTCACTACAGCTAAACTACAATACAAAAAGAAAAATGGCATAGTTACGGTTACTGGTGGCGGTAATTTTGGAAACTTTAGGGCTAATCAGACCAAACAAGTTGCGTTTCTACCTGAAAACGTTCGTCCTGTAGGCGATATATCAGTAACCCTATCTTCTCTAAATGGAAACAACAATAACAAACCAATGGAATTACAAATTACGGCTAATGGAGAAATTCGAGTATGGAGTCATTACGCTGGGAATAATCAATATGCTGGTGGAACAGCAACTTATTTACAATAGAAAGCAAAAACATAATGGTAACTAGAATGATTTTAATAACTATCTTAATTTTGGCGATTTTATTCGCTACATGGGTTAAAGATAGAGAAGCAATGAACCCACCTTTCGAACGTAGACTTGTAATTGACTTGACAGTGATATTTTCCCTATGGGTTTTATATGCAGTCTTTTACTTTACACAAACACCCTCTACTTCAGATGTTGCTCAAACTGTGATTAACGTAGGTTTGTTGTACTTTGTCGGACAATTTGTTTATTTAATTGCAAGTATCAGCCCTATGTTTGCCGGTTTACTCAAACTTATCAAAAAGAATGGTGTAAATATTCCAGAAGTGGAAGAAGAACAAACGGAGGATAAAAAAGAATGAATATAACTAATGCTGGCGTTCGTGGGCATAATCCTACTGGGGTTGTGATTCACAATGACGCAGGCTCAAATGGTGCTAATGCTAGTTTCTACAATAATTGGCTACCTACGCACAACCCTGAAAATGGTTTTGCTCATGTTTACATTGGAAACGATGGCCGCTTACAGGCTTCTGACTTCTCTAATATGGCATGGCATTGCGCTAACTCATATGGTAATGCAAATTATGCCAGTTGGGAAGTGTGCCAATCAGAGGGAGATTTAAACCAATTCTTGAGAAATGAACAAGCAGTACTGGACGATGTAGCTAAGTACATGAAACAATGGGGACTAATTCCTAATCGTGATACTGTAAAGCTACATCAAGAACTTTCAAGTACAAGTTGCCCTAGACGGTCAGTAGAAGTCCATGGTGGCACTTTAGAGAGTTGTCGCTCATACTTTATCGCAGAACTAAATAAACGCCTTACAGGACAAACTGGAGGCTCTAACAATAACACAACAGAAAGTGGAGAAATCGAAATGTTCCTAATTAATTGCAAAGACACTAAAAATTGGTATGTATGTAACGGAGTTTCAGCACGACATATTAAAACAACACGTATGCTTGGAGGTTTCCAAGGTAAATTTGGAGTAATCAAGTTACCAGAAACTGTTATGTTCCAAGCCGAATTTGAAGCAGAGTACGGAAAAGTAAACTAAAAAAAGAACCTCACTTAATTGTGAGGTTTTCTTTTGTAATTGAGCATATTTTAAAGATGATATACCTACTTTCTATTATTTAATTTATTATATATTTACTAGCTGTTTTATATTTACCACGTTTCCCATGCTGTACCGCCTGAACCTTGGTATATACTTACTGCTTTGTCTAAATAATCCTGTGGACTTAAATTAGATACCTGCCCATGCACGCTTTGCATTATCTGTAATAGTCCCCAGCATGATAACTCATTTTCAACATAAGGGTTTCCGCTCGACTCCTTATAAATCACATCAAGCCATTTACTAGCACTTACTCCTGTCTTACTTGACATGTAATTCGCAGCTATTTCTGGGCTAACTTGTGACCAATCGCTTCCAATAACCGAGCTTGTAGTCTGTTGCGCAGGCTCTTCAATTTGAAGTCCAGCTTTTGAATTATCCGTATCTTGTGAGTCAGTATCATTTTGAATAATTGATTTTTCCCTGTCCCTCTCCCTAGCGTGATTAATAGCTTCTCTTCGTTGTTCTTCAAGTGCTTTCTCCTTAGCTTGCTTTATATGCTCATATTTTGCTTTCTCTTGTGTTTTAAACTCTTGTTGATATAATTGTGCTACAATATCATTAAAGCCCTTGTCTGCCTTTTTATGAGCTTTCTGAATCAATGCTATACTTTTAAGCATGTCGTCTGTTAAAATAAATATAGTTATTCTCCTTTATAAATTTCGTACTTAGTCACTAGCCACATTTTTGCATTATGGCTATACTCGCATTGGTATTGGTTCAGTGGGTCTTGCTCGTTCAATATTTTAGCTATCATTTTACCGCAGTGTTCTGGATTGACCGCTGAATTTGCTTTGTTTGTGTAGTGTTTTAAAATTTCAACCATTTATAAAAATATCCAGCCTAATAATTGGTTATATGAATTTACTGCTATTTCATTGTTTACTTGTTTCTTTTGCATAAATACATCATTCAAATTCTTACCTCCTGTTCCATGGTTCAATTGCTTACCTGCTTAATGGCTTCAAAAATGTTTTTTCCAGTTTGTTCTAGAAATTCATCACTTACAGTTACACTCTTTCTTGAAAATAGTTCATTCTCAATCTTTATAAAGTGCAACGCTTTAGCCAAAAACTGCGCTGATGATTCATAGTATAATGTTTCTAGTTCATCATCTGAAAACTGTGTTAAATCATCATTATCAAAAGTTGTAAGTTTACGTTTAATTTCTTTGCCTTCGTCGTTCTCTTCTACGTAGTAACGTTTCATTTATTCGTCGTCCTCATCTTCATCTAATTCAAGCTTTTCTATTTCCCAATAACTTAAGTAGTCATTTATAGTTTCTTCACATATTGTACAAACTGCACTTAAATTACCACAACAACCGCAACCATCAGCGCACCAACCTACTGTTACCCATTTGTGTTTGCATTCCATTTATTTCATTCCTTTAATTTCAAATTTTTCAATAATATACCTTTTAGAACCAAGCTCGAAACTTATTAGATAATTATTGAAGCAGTCTTTTTTGTTCAAGCCATTAGCAATTTTTCGAGCTGTTGACCGTGGATATTTTGAACTATTAATCTTACGCGTGTACTTATGTAAAATCATTTTATTACCTCTCTTTGCATTCTACGCTTTAATCGTTGCTTATATAGATACTCCTTGCTTGGCTCTAAGTTCGATAATATCTCATCTAATAAGTCAAACGCTTCTCCGTTGTTTCCTACGCTATCAATCTTTTTAAGTGTAATTTCGTGCATTTCATCATCATTGAAAAACATAGTAAGATAAGGGAATGCTACGGTATTCGGTAAACTCAAACGTGATTTAGTCATTTTTAAGTTAGGGTATTTACCTGTTTCAGCTTTAACTTTTGATTCAAATTGACTTATTCCGATACCTTGCTCTTTTAGTGAGTTACTTATTCTTTCGTATAATTCTTCATTTGTCATTATGCTATAACCTCAGTGATTTCAGTATATTTTTTAAGTTCAATTCTTTGTTTTTCAGGTAACAATTCAAACCATTCCAGAGCTTCTCTTTTATTATAAAACTTACGGCTTTCAAATTCTCCAAAATCATCTGAAAAGTATCGAGCTATGTAGTATGTAAATTCATCTTTCATTATCCAATTACTCCTGTCTTAATGTTTAATCTTTGCTGACTTGATAAGTGATAACAAGTGCACCATTTGCAATAATAAGCTCTAACTGGTATCTTATCATCTTTATTCTTCTTGCTCTTTTTAGTATGCTGGGCATTCGCTATTGAATATAAAGCGCCCATTTTTGTGTATTTGCGTTTCTTACACATAATCTAACCACTCCTTTATAGTAAATAATTCAAAGCCTTTTAGCTTGTCTTGCTTTTCAATCGCTACCTGCTTATTATCTTGCTCTCTTAGTAGTTCAATTATAGGTCTACCAATATCGAACCACTTGACGACTGTATTAGTTTTAAGTCCGAAATACTTAGCACATTGAGCTTTACAACTAAAGTGTAGCTCTTCTTCTGTAATAGGGTTATAAGCTACTATTTCCCTATCCTTTCGCATTGCCATTATTTAACCACCTTTCTATAAGACAATAGTATCAAATTATTTTATGTTTGTCAATAATAAACTCTAAACCTCTTCAATAAAATACAAATATCTTTCATCAATCGCTTTAATTTCTTCTTTCGTAAACTCTGACTTGAAGTTATTTCTTTCTTCTTTAAACCCTAGGAATAGGAACTTTTCCCCTAGCTCATTTTTAAAAGAGTTTAAATATCCTTTTTTATTGTTCATCAATTTAACGTTGTATTTTTTCATTTGTTCTCCTTTGTTTCTATAAGACTATGATATCAAAAAAAGTTTATACCGTCAAGCATAAACTCTTTTAACTTTCATTCTTCTACTTTCTTTTTGAAGTATTCTAGATGTTTAGCTACTTCATGTTTATCAATTTCTTCTTGTGTCCATTTATAATCTTTATCGTCAGGCAACCTATCAAAATACTGTATTCCATTAACTTTCGATAAAGATGTATAGTTAAACACGGATGACTTAGGCTCTGGAATACAGATATAAAATAACTCATCTTCTTCTACTTCCCATTTGTCACGGTTCAACAATAACCATAAGTGAACTACTTTAGTATACCCACTTAAGCCAAATACTTCTAAAATATTATCATACTTCTTTGTATCGCCAACTTCTACTTCTTCATACAATTTGTCGAAAATTTTTCTGCCAAAACGTTTGCTATATATTGTATCATCAGTATCTAATGTTTGATGTTTTTCTAGCCATTCGTTCAACTCTTTAGAGATAATAATTTTTTTGTCATTTTATTCGCCTTTCCATTGTTTGAAATCATCAGCTATATCTTGTGCAAAGCCCATAATATCGTCAGTAGTGTAGTATGTGAGCTTATTCTCGTTACTTAATTTAGCCAGTTCGCTTGCATAGTCTAGAGCCTTGTTACGGTCTTTGTCGTAGCTTTCACCCTCTTTCTTGCCAGCTCTTACTAGATACTTTAATACCTGCATTGTATACCAACCTGCAAGCTCTTCATAGTTAAAATTATGTTTAAAGTATTCGTTAAGTTCTACACCGTATTCATTGGCATAGTGCCGATTCTTTTTAAAATTCAATTAGTACTCCTTTACATACTCATAGGCATATCCATATTTGTCTTCATTAAGCCCAAACCGCTTAGCTTCATCAATATTATCAGTCAAATGATGTTCATTTACATAGTAAAGTTTTTTATTTTCTTCTCCAATGGTAACAAGTTTGACGAATACTTTATACTTTTTAGGTTCTTTTTTAAACTTAATATATCCTTGTTTTTCTAACGATTCTAAAACACTTCTAATATCTGGTTGTGAAACAAAAACTTTATTATTAATTTCTAGAAGTACTTCTTCTATTGTTCCTTTTTTCAATTCTTCTTCTCCTGTGATTGATTGAATATGTTTATCAAAATAAGCTAACTCTTTGCCATTTTTATCTTTTAACCAAGTGGCGATAATGTGCTTCCGTGTTATGTCATGCTTAAGCATATCTATCATTTCTTCTTGACTTCTTTTATAGTATTCAAGCTCTCTGAAATCTCCGTTTGACCATTTAACGCATTGTATATATTTCATTAGATAATTCCTCCAAGCCATGTAATAAGCAACGTTGCGATTATACCTATCCAAGTGATAGCGATAAGTGTAAAGCCGACACCTGCAGCTATCATTAAAGTTTTTACTGTATCTTTCATTTTGTCCTCCTCTATTTATAACTCTATTCTATCAAATTACTTTTGCTTTGTCAAACATTAACCGTTCTTTGTCTTTCTAATTTGGTAAAATTTATTCCAGTTTTCTATAAGTTCCAGCAACTTAGGTTCATCATATTCAGTAAATAGTTCAATCTGTGATGTACACCAGCAATGTAAACAGCGATCGCAACTATAACAGACGTTCACGTATCCTCTACAAACTTTGCAAACTCCCAAGCCATTACTCGTTGGTATATCGAAGCAGTGGCAATATCTTTTGTCATTAAAGTATTTACTCATCTATTTGCTTCCTTTCGTTTTAATCAGGTCAACTAATGCAAAAAAAGTATATAGTCCAATTCCGACTAGTGCTATTATAATAACTTTACCAATTATTGATTCAACATTCATTTATTTAGCTCCTTTATTATATGCCTTATTATAATCTATTTCTTTTTAATTGTCAAGCGAAAACTCACATAAACCACTAATAAAATAATTGTTATTATAAATAGCGGTGGGATAAATACAGTTACTGCAAACCAAACAATAGAAACTAAAGTATAGATCATGATTTTAAGTATTAGTTTACCTGTTTTAGTATCTTTAAAAGTTGTTTCCTCATCTAATGGTGAATCATCTTCTGTTGAATTACCGTAAAATATTTTATCTTCATTTACTTCGTATTGATTTCTACAATAATCACATTTACCATTAGTAAAGCTTGAAGCCCCACAGGTTTGGCATTCAATTAGTTCCATTGTTTTTACCTCTTTCCTTAACTCGATGTACTAAGTATATCAAAAAAACTCTAAGCTGTAAAGCCTAAAGTCTTTATCATTAATTATTTTTCTTTCAATTTATTCTTGAACCAGATGATTCGTTCTTTGAACCAAGCGTCAACCCCTTCAGGACGTAGCCATTTACCTTGTTTAACTCCGTTTTTTTCCATGAACTCAATCACTTTACTTGGAGTTTCAAGTTCGCCAAATAAGCTAGGTTTAACAGAGTTGAATTTACTAAACATTTCAAGCGTTTCGATATAACTATCTTTCAGAAGCTCTGTATCAAGCAATTTTTGGGCTTTCTCAGCACGTTTAGCAAGTCGTTCGTTAGCTTGTTCCAGTTGTTCCTTTTGTCGCTGTAAGCTCAAGTTATGATTGATATAAGCAATTTGTTGTGCATGTCGTCCAAGCTTACCTTGCGTGTTAAGCTCGATTAGTTTAGCCATTCCCTCGCCAAGAATTTCATCTGGCAAAAGATTATACTTGTATTTTTTATTTGTGTTGCGTACGTAGTTGTCAAGCGTTTGTTTAATTTTAAGTTTTTTATGCAATTCTCTTAGTGTTGTCATTTATTCCCCTTTACTATTTAAGTGATATTGATAATAGTCCATTTTCGTACGAAAAAGAATTAACTTCCTCATTATCTTCAATAAACATGAGTAAATCTTCTTCTAAATCAGAAATATTATCCATGTCTTTTATATCAAGAATAGCATTTCCTGAAAATATCCCGAAGTAAATTTTTATTTGTTCCACTATATTTTCATTTAAAGCCATGCTTCTAGTTAGCGTTTTAACTTTCAATTTAATACTCCATCATATATTTTACCAAACTTCAAAGCGTTAATTTTAACTAACTGTTTCAAGTCTGATATGAATTGCTGTTCTCCGTCGAAGTCAAATGGCATTGATACGTTTTCCTTGATCCAAGTGAAAGCTCCGTCAAAGTCTTGTTTCAGTAAGCTCATTTTATCAACGATGTCGATAATTTGCTCTTTTTCTTCTGCTGTGTACATGTAACCGACTTTCTAGAAAGGTAGGTATGATTCATCAACTTCAATCGGTTCAGAGTTTCCAAACAAGTCTTGTTTAGCTTGTGATTGACTGCTATTATCATTAGAAATAAATACTTTTTCAACCGTAGGGAAAACAAAGTTATAATTTACATACTCGCCTGATTCCTTTGCTTGTACACGACCGCTGACCGTTACGGTGTCGCCTAATTGAATGAAGTCAGGCAAGAATGCTGAACCGTACGCAACTTTTATGTTAGATCCCTTTTCTTTTTCAAATAATGGTACTGAAATGATTTTCTTATCGCCTTTTGCTGTGTTTACTGTACGTGTATTTTTTTCGTTCGCTTGTGCTGTTACTGTGATAATTGCCATTTTTTATTTTCCCTCTGTTGCTTTCCAAATTGTCATAATATCAAAGATTTCTTTTTTTGTCTTTGTTTTAAGTAGTTCCATATTAGGATATCCAAGTTCTTCAGCTCGTTTTAGTGCTGGTTGGATCTCACGAAGTCGTTGCTTTTCAGCTTCCAACAGTTTCTGTTCTTCTGTCAAGTCAGGGAGGTCTTCATTCATATAGATATATAAACCTAAACCGTGCCTTGCGATTGCTTTTACTAAACAGCGTTGAATTGCTTTATTCACGTCCATTGAAGTCAGTTTTTCAAGCGGAATTGACTGGTTTCGATAGTCCATCACGGGAAGATGTTCAATGTGCTCTAACCCCTCGATAGTAACTCCAACCTCAACCCAAGCTGTGCGACCGTCTGTGTGGTAATTCCAATCATCCTTGTTCTTATAAATCTTGTTTGTTGCTTCAGGATATATTTTTTTTACTTCTGCCCAAGCAAATGCCCAAGATAGATAGTCAAGATTATTCTTTTTACTCTTTTTATCATTGACATTAATGACGCTTAAGTTTTCAAATACGCTCATTTTTTCCTCTTTCCACGATGAATACATCCCCTTGTCTTGTAATTTCGATATTATATTTAAGCATTGGTAAAATATATCCGTCTTCCCAATAGCTCCATAATTCACTTATCAAGCCATATAAGCACTCGTTAGGCCCAACCCTATACTTTATCTCGTTCATTTCTTCAAGCTCTTTAGACAGCTTTCTGACGCCTCTAGCATAATGTTTGCTTGCTTTTTCTTCTGCCCTTAAACTTTTGTAGTTGCTTTTCATATATGAATTTTCTAATATCTTCTTTCTGCTGTTTTTCCTCTTTATCAGACCAGCCAACCTTTTGACCTTTTCGTTTACCACTTTGATAAACTCGCCTGTTATCTTCTGGGAAACCATTTTTCTCGAAGTACATTCTAGCATATTCAAAGTAATTTAAGCTATTGATGTACTGCTGACTATCTTTTTTGTGATAATTAAGAGTTATCAATCGCCTTTTAGCTAGTGATTCAAAAGATGTTATCATACTTCTGCTTTAAGGAAACCTAAAATTTTCAAAGCCACATATTCTTCGCTATCTTCTTCAACCTCTTTTGCAAATTCTTTATCACTAGTTAGTTCTTCTTCTCCAGCATAATATAAAGGTGCAAACCTAGTCTTATCAGAGAAGTTATAAAACTTAAATTTAGGTTCAATAACTTCATAACCGTTAATGACAGCTTCAACCATTTTCAGCTTTTCAAATATCTCAAACGGTTTTTTTTCTTTATTTTCATAAACTTTACCTAAGCCGTCTTCAAGTTTATAATTAAAACCCCAGCGAGAAATATAATAAATCGCTTCTTTTGTTCTACCTCCAAAAGTTTCAAGATAATCAGCTTGTTTTTTCGTTAATTTAACTACCATTTATAGTTCTCCTTTATTTCTATATATATTATTATATCAAATTGCTTTCACTTTGTCAAGCATTAGATGTTATTTTTTTATTTATTTCTGCTTTTAATTGTAATGCCCTAACTAATGCACGCTTAGAGTAATCATTTTCGCAAGCGTTATGCAACTTTTTTGACTGCTTTACTAGAAATTCAGCACGATTTAGCCATACTTTGAAAAGTTCATCATTGTGCCATTCTGCTTTTACCATTTCTTCTAATGCACGATACATCCAGCCATACACTTCAGCATGTAAATTAATCGCTTTGTTTTCATAATTAATCATTTTCTGTTACCTTACCTTGTCCTTTTGCTAAGTCTAAGAAAGCCTGTGCTGATTCTTTCGTTACTTCTTCAGGAGTTTCAACCTTTACTTTTTCCACTAGTTCGCTATCTGGTTCTTTTTTAGATTTATTGACACAAGTAAATACTGAATCAACATAAGAAAAATTCAAATCATCATCAAACTGATATCCACGCGCTTTTACTGATAACTTAGAGAAGTCGTTATGTCTACCACGTTTAGGGCTTAACATCAGCATAAATTCTGCCCAAGCTGTAAGAGTAGAACCACCTAAGGCATCACTAGGCTTTACCATATAGGCTTTATCGTCCATTGAGTTTGCATAAGCTGATTTGTTTGCATGAGCTACCAGTAAGAAAGTTACATCTTGAAAGAGCAACTTCAAGCGTGTAATTCTTCTAAGCATTGGCTCGAAGTCTTTACCGTAGATAATATCGCCATTTCTTAGCATTGTCATAAGGTTGTCTAAAATAACGAACTTGATATCATTTTCTTTGATGTACTCATACAATAAATTCATGTGGTGCGAATCATCAAGCATAAACTCGCCACCTGTTAAGAAATGCAAGTCTTCTGGTGCATTATCTTTATTTCTAAGCCTTTTGTTTAACTCTCTGTCCGTGTCCTCATTGTCGATGTATAGTGTCTTACTACGCTTTGTGTCATAACCAAAAAAAGGTAGTCCTTGCGATACCATTAAAGCCATGTGCATTGCTAGAGAGCTTTTAAACGACTTAAACGGTGCTACTAATATTCCAGCTTGCGAACTTGGCATTAAAGTATCAATAAGCCAGTCATCTTTTAAATTTATTAAGTCTTCTCGCTCTTTTAAATGCTTGGCTGTCTGTACTTTATCAAATATGTTAGTCATTTTTTAATCCTCCCCTTTTGGTTTATGGTTTTCAATACATATATTCCGTGCAATGTATTTTCTTGGCTAGTACACCATTCTAGGTTATTTAAATCGTTATTTTGCTTGTTTCCGTCAATATGGTTTACTATTTTTTTATTTTCTGGGTTAGGAATAAAAGCGAATGCTAATAAT